CCTCTTTTCATTTATTTGGATATACATATAGTGATTGAGATTATACGCTTTCATTTCTCTCCTCCTTTCAACATTCGATAAATACCCCGTCTTTTAACCATCCATGCCATCCGCAGCCTCCTAACCCGGTGTTATGAACTATAGAAGGATAATATGTTTTAGTTTCGGGATTATAAACATGATTACCAGCACTTCCTGATACTTTACCGCATCCCGGACATACTATTACTAACTGAAGCCTGTCTTCTTTCCCAACACAAATCATAGCATCACCTCTGTTTAGAAGTAAATCAATATCATTAACTAAATTTAACTTGATTGGTTCCATTATCCCTCCCCTCCCGTGCAGTTGTTCGGTTTACTCATGCGGTTGCGAAGTGTAATGGCCCTCAATTTTAAGTTGGTTGACGAATAGTCTTTATCCCATTCCGCAACGTCATTTATAAACTCTTGTATCTCCTCTGTCGGCATCTCGGCTATAGCAGCCTCTATCTGACATTCCGCAGTATCTACACTTATCTTCCCGTGTTTAAAGTCTTTGAGTATTGCAATTATCTGTTCTTTCATCTGTCGTCTGCTTTAATTTTTCGGACATTAAGACCACCGTTAAATATGTGATCTAATAGAAAAATGTCTGATCTTAATTTCATGACCTCTTTTAATGATGGTCTGTACCATTCTTCTGTTGGCTTTTGCTCCGGTGCAATGTCAACATAAAACGTACTGTGTGCCATGTTGCCACATTTTTCGCATCTGTGCATAAACGGAGTAACTCCGGCATCAATGTCTTTTGTTTTGGTTATATGACCACATACACATTTATAGCAGTTTATGCGGTTTGTGAGGTCTATTTTATAATAATTATTGCTTGTAACCTCCTTCAAAAGGGCTGCATATTTTTTCTGAATTTGTCGTTGACTTATCATCTCTTCATGTTGTTTGTGGGTTTCTTCCTCCCGCCCCTCTTGCGCTTCAACTCCGATTTACTGATCACGCAGATCTTATTCTCATAGGGCTTCTCCGGTGTGATACCGTAGTCATAAAGGCTCTGCTGAGCGATCCCCAGCTGGGCGGTTGTGAAGGCTTCGTAAATGGCAGCTATCCCTCCGAAGTAATAATCCACCTTAAAGGGAATCGTTGTATTGGTTACCTTCAAGTGCAGGTGGTAGAGGGTACTGCCAGCCTTTGGCTTCTGCGGGGGTCGTATAGTGGTTCGAGTGATGGGCATGATCAGATCGTGTCAATGGTTAATTCTTCACCTGAAATCGCAAAGTAGAGGTTCTGAAGTTGATGGACATATTTGAAATCGCTCCAACAACAACTATCAAAGTTAATTTTAGGGTAAAGGGTAATACAATCCGTTTCTATAACAAACCTATTCCCATCACCCATACGTTTATTGTGTTCAAATACCTGTCCATTAAGCCCTCTGCTTTTAAAACCAAATTTTTCTAACCATAACTCAGTGAGAGGAATAGGCTCAGCAAGTTCTAAATGGTCACCAAGCATTTTAGACGTTCTCATTAACCCCTCCTGACTTATTGCCTTAATCTGAACGGGGCCTTCGATGGTATTTACCCAGTTACCTATTCTTACCTCATTTGGCTTCATAGTCTCTTATTGTTTCCGCATCTTCTTTAGATAATCCATAACCGATACACTCCATAGGGTTCCAATCCGCAACCTCTAAGTACGGGGGTAACGGGTCGGGTATATTTTCGCAATTCCAAAACCACCACTGATCAGCTATTGACTGAGGCGTGGCGTGTTGGTACGTAATCCCAAGCCGCTTCATTACAAATACCGGGTGTTCATCCGGTGAACCATACATGCTGTATCTCAAATGCCTTGCTTTACTCATGGGTTTCATTACCAGTACATAAATTTATCAAATATAAGTTCGTCCGGATACTCCTGGCCCGTTATTATCCACCTGAAAGTGTAGAAGATAAGCTCTATTGGGAAAGTTATTGCCAAAATCGGAATTAACATCACCGCCTTAAACAATCTTTTTATCATTCCCTCTCTTGTATTACTGTAATGCAAATCTACGCATTATATTTAATATAACAAGTATTTTTTAATGTTTGATATCTGTTCGCATAACCTACTGATCTGTTATGGGTTGCATTACCGTAATACAGACTACATTTGAGACTAATCAAACAACTGTAAGTACTGACCATGAAAGAGAAAATCCTCGCAGCGTTGAAAACCAAGTATAAACTCTTGGGGTTTAGCGATAAAGCGTTAGATGGGGTTGCTGACCTTATGTCCAAAACCGTCACGGAGGAAAGTCAAATCGATGCAGCAATCGAGGGGGTTGAGCCTCTTCTCAANGGNTTTCAGGGGGACGTNGATACNCGCGTAACCCAGGCCGTGGAGAAAGCAAAGAAAGAAGCNGGCAAGAAGACCGAACCAGGAAAGAAGGCCGGTGACGGCAGCGATCCTGATGGTAAGAAAGCCGGTGACGACGACCCAAAACCCGACGATGACAAGAACGTTCCCGCGTGGGCAAAGGCTCTGATAGACTCTAACAAGACTCTCGCAGAGAAGTTGCAGACGCTGGAAGCTGACAAAGCAACCACATCCCGCAAGAAGACTCTCGAAGATCTCCTCGCCAAAGATGAGCACAANGACATTCCCGACCAGACCAAGGCCCGNATCCTCAAGGATTTCGGGCGCATGAGTTTTGCCAAGGATGAAGACTTTGCCGCTTACCTTGAGGAGGCTCAGACAGACATTGCCGCTATCAACCAGGAAATGGCAGATAAAGGGCTCGGGCAGTCGGCTTCTCCCACTCTCGGGGGTAAGAAGACAAAGGAAGGCGTGTCAGCCGTGGTGCAGGATTTCGTCAATGATGCCACCAAACCCGATGGCGGCAGGTTTGAAGGTAAAAAGATCGGGGATAAATAAACCAATCCCAACAAGAAATGTCACTTAAAATTACTCGTTCCAGTGACAGCCGCGTAGTGAAGGCACTCCTTCACCGCGTTGCTGATATCCCTGGCGGTGTAACTGTTTCCATTGCTACCTTTGGGGGTACTGCCTTGAAAGAGGGGACGCCCATAGGAGCTCCGGATCCAACCACAGGATTATGTCTTGTCGTTAAAACCGCCGAGATTATTACTAACGCTGCCGACGATGCCATAGCCTACGAGGTTGATAAAGGGCATCACTTCAAAGTAGGAGACTACTTTTCTGCTGGTTCAGCAAGTGGCCAGATCATCACTGCCATTGACAAAACCACCAGTACTGTAAAGGACACTATCACTGTAGGCACTACGCTTGGAGTAGCAATTACCGCCGGCACTATCGGTGCAAAAGCATACCAGTCCACCGGAGTAAATCAGACCGCGTCGGTAACACCGATCGCCGTCGTAGGGCAGAACCTCGATGTTGTGGCAAGCGATAACCTCTTCGTTGATGCATGGCTGATAGCCGTGGTACGCGAGAGCAATGCTCCCCCTGTTAACGCAGCCATTAAGACCGCACTTAAAGGTGTTCATTATATCTAATCACTAAAAAAAGAAAACGATGAATGCATCATTAATGGTCGGTCTTACTGAAAGAGACATGCAGGCTGTGGTTAACACCTACAACCTCAAGGATCTGTATTATCCGACACTGTTCCCCGTAAAAAGGACCGAATTCCTGACCTGGAAAATGCTTGAAGGGCAGGCCGGTCTGCGCGTCGCTGGTGACATCATGTCACGCAACGCCACGATCCCAAGAAAAACCCGCGAAGCGATCTCCCGCATACAGGGAGACATCCCCAAACTTGCCGTCTCACGCGAGATGCTTGAGGATGAGCTCAACGAGTACTCCATACTCCTTGCCATGGCAAGGGATGACGTTGCCAAGAGGGCTCTTGTAGAGTTCTGGGCCAATGATCTCAAGTTCTGTTACGATGGCATATCCAACCGCGCTGAGTGGATAGCACTGAGGCAGATCTCCCTGGGTAAGGTAACGCTGACCAACACCAACAACGCCGCAGTTGTGACCGAGTTCGATGTTGACTATGCAATACCCTCCGCTCAGAAGATAGGTGTTAACACCACATGGGCCGGTACCTCCGGTAAGCCTCTGACAATCGACTTCCCGGCAGCTCTTGCTCTGGGCAGGGCCATCGGAGCCACCTACCGCTATGCCTTCATGAGCTCGGCAACCCTTGCCCGGTTTGTGGCACAGACTGAAGTCATCACGGCCTCAGCATCGTATCTGAACAACCTGGCAGGCATAGCACAGGAGCCTGATATTACGCAGGTCAACGCTATGCTGCAGCGCAAGGTGAAGTTCAGAGGTCTGCAGATAATCGAGATCGACCAGGAGGTAACCGTCGAACTGCCTGACGGTACCCGCACCACGGCCAATCCGTTTGAAAGCGATGTAGTTATGTTCTCTGAGTCAAGGACACTGGGCACGACCCATTACAAGGTCCCGGTTGATATGACACTCCAGGGCACTGCTGCCATAAGGGTCATGTCAGGTCATACATGCTTGAAGAAGTACTCTACCGACTCTCCTATCAAGGAAGTCACTGAAGGTATAGCCAACCTCTTCCCTGCATGGAACCTCGCCGGACGCTCTGTGCTGATGCAGACCAACGGAAACAGCTGGACAAAGTAAGTAATCGGTGGGGGTGAATAATCACCCTCGCCCTTTATAAACTTCCGGGCCATGGCTATAACCACCAACACGCAGTACCTGCAGGCTGCGCTTGCTAAGTTTGATGTCAGCGATAGTGATATTGATCTCATCCTCGTTGATAACTCTCTCTCGGGCGCTGCCGCTGTCAGTCCATCTGCCTGTAAGCTGGCGATCTACACCAGCATGAGTAATATCCTTCCTCTCTGTGATGTCAAAGAGGGCGGGTACGCCAAGACGTGGAACGTCGAAGGACTGAAGCTGTGGTATGCCTCGCTCTGTATAGAGCTGGGTATGCCTAACGCTCTGGCCCCGAAAGTCCGAAACCGCTCATATNTCTGGTAAGATGATCACACAGTACCCTCACTACCTGTACACGGACACGCTCTCCACCACCTCGACGCAGGACGCTAACGGCAACTGGATTCCAGGAACAGTCGTTGCTACCCTGCTTTCAAGGTGCCGCGAGGAGGCTGAGCCGCGCGCCAGGGAGGTACAGGCTGCCGATGGTAAGTTTTACGCTTACTCATCGATCATCCAGCTCCCAAAAGGCACGGCAGTGATTGCTGAGGGCACAGAGGTCTACGTAAAGACCCTCTCCACGGACACGCGCGTGCGCATCCGTGGGCAGGTCCTGAAATTTGACGTCGGACAACTTCACTCACGCATCTGGGTATGATAACGACATTTGACATAGACACCGAGCTCTATAAGGTACTGAAGGCCTCCACGGCGCTTACATCGGCGCTGACCGGGGGTATCTATACCGGGGAGAGGCCTGTCGGCTCCGTGAAGGAGGATGTGACTATCAACACACCCACCCTCACTCAGGATTACGAGCCACAGCGTGGTTATTCAAATGTCAACGTCATTGCTCAGGACCTGGTGGTTAAGATCGGAGGGATTGACCAGATGAAAGCGAACCGCGTGCGCCTGAAAACCCTTGCCACCCTGGTATATAATGCCCTTGTGGCTGCCCGCATACCAGGTGCGGGGTTGATAATAATGGGTCAGTCGGTTATTCCCGAGCCCGAGGTGTCGCAGCACTTTGTAAACCTGCGAATTGAATGGAGTATTCACTAATAAATAAATAACAAAATGATCACTCTCGGTTTATCTGAAATCTTAGTCGGCACAGCCGCCGCTGGCGGCACGATGCCTGGCACTATGACCAAGATCGGGAAGACGTATCAGGAGACCTGCGTAATCAACCAGGAACGCGCAGAGGTCACTGAACACTACGAGGAGGGCAGAGCCGCTCCCGAGGTGCGCCTGAAACAGAAAAAAGTACCCGTCTTGACGTTCTCACTGCTGGATCCTGATGTAGCTGAGCTCATCGCTTATGTCGGAGGCACTAACCTTGGCACCGTGGATGCTCCCAAGTGGGGCATGGANGGNTCTGAGNNNGTNNCCAACAAAGCNATNCGCGTGAAATCAGAGCAGGGCCTNTGGGTAGACATACCCAACGCCGATATCGAGGCTGTTGTCAATGCACGTCTGACCAAGAAGGGAATCTTTTTGGTTGACTTCGTTGTCACCCCGATGGCCGTCACCGCCGGCAAGGCTATCCACGCCTATGACGGCTCCGCTGGCCTGACTGTTGACGTGGCCTCGCTGACCTTTACCTCAGCTGCTGACGCTGTTGGTCAGGAGATCACTGCCGATTCAACCGGCGACGTGACCTATGCTGCTGCTGAGGTAGGAGCTGACTGGCTCACCGTCACCCGCGCCCTGAAGGTCGTGACCGTGACGGTTCTTGCTAACGGTAACTCTGAGGCACGTTCGACAAACGTCACTATCATCGCCGACGGTCTCACGGCCATTGTTCCCGTCACACAGGCAGGCGCGTAAGACATACGTTAGTCAAATATGATGCGAAAGCCCTGAAGCTGCTTAGAGTTTTCGGGGCTTTTTTACAAAAACCCACAGCGTGGAAAAGGATAAAGAACAAAAACCCTTGAGCGATAAGGAGAGACTCACTGCCGAGCGTAAGGAGCTGAACCTGTTGATAGGGCGCGGTATTACATTCAATGTAAAGCGGACCATCTTTAAGAGGCGCCCGGGACTGATGGGCAGACTTGGCAAGAGAATCCCGGCAGAGGAGGTGGTTTCTTACAGGATCCAGGAGCCGACACTCTCAACACTGGATCGTATGTCAGCGCTGCAGGTTGACCTCGATATCAACGAGGAGGTTATGAGATCAGATCAGGCCCTGCAAGAAGCCCGGCATCTCACCGGTGAACACTCCCGGAGGATGGCCCGAATCGTTGCCACAGCTGTCATGGGTCAGGATTACGTGCAGATCACTCAGGTAGGTGGCCGCACGGTCTACAGCAATGATGATGCAGGGCTGGAGGCGATCACTGACGTTCTTTTCCATGGTCTGGCGCCCTCGCAGCTGGCCGAGTTGGTTATGTATATCAACACCATATCCAACCTCGGGGATTTTTGCAACTCTATTCGATTGATGTCCGCAGTGCGGACGACAATGCCGCTTCGGATAGAGGCAGACAANGNGGGTTAAAAAGTCCCTNCGGACGCCGGGGAGCCATCTGTGCTCACCTGGGCTGGACNTGGGACTACCTTCACAACGGCATAGCATGGGCCACGGTGCAGAGGATGATGGCAGACNCTCCCTCATTTGATTATGAAGAGGAGGGCGANAAGACNGAAGNNGACCATGTGAAACTGAGTCATGATAACGGNAAGGCTATTNAGAACTATATAAACACACTNATGTNATGAATACAGAAGACGGCGCATTATACGTACCACTGACAGGCGACAGNAANCANTTTATCGGAGCCATCGACGAGGCNGAGCGCCGTGTCAAAGGGTTCTCTGCGGCTACCGTGGCCGAGGGCAAGAAGATCGACAAAGCCTTCCAGGATCTGGCTCAGCGTGTCAAAGAGTCCAAGGATGCTATTGCCGCAACCGAGGCGGATCTCAAGAAGATGGATAGCTTGCTCAAGAACTTATCTCCCGGAGCGGCCAAGTCAGATCTGCAAGGTGAGGCTAATGCTGCCAAAATTATCTCCCGGAGCGGCCAAGTCAGATCTGCAAGGTGAGGCTAATGCTGCCAAAAGAGCGCTGACGGAAGAAAAGGTCGTGCTGGCCCAACTCGAACAGCAGCTAAAGGCTACCGGAGGAGCACAAATGACACTCCTTACTCAGAGCCGTCTGATGAGAGAGGA